AAGTTTAGACTTACCTCTTTTAGTATTTAGATCTAAGAGTGGAGGTGCACACGTATTTTGTTTCACAACAGTTCCTGTTGAAGCAAAACTAATGAGAGATAAATTAGTATCGGTTAGTGCAGTGTTAGGCTATGGTGGATCAGAAGTATTTCCAAAACAAATAGAATTAAAATCAAAAGATGATACAGGAAACTTTTTAAATTTACCATACTTTAATGGAGATAAAACAACAAGATATTGCTTCAATGATCAAGGTGAAGCTGTTACTCTGGAACGTTTTTATTTATTGCATGATTTATATAAACTTACACCAGAACAATTAGAAACATTAATAATTAAAAGACCTGACTCTGAGTTTAGTGATGGTCCACCTTGTTTAGAATCTTTAACACAATCTGATATTAAAGATGGTAGAGATAGAATACTTTATCAATACATACAGTACGCAAAAAGAAAATGGCCAGATAGTTGGCAAACAAAGATCAATGCATTTAATTATAAATACTTTGAGAAACATCCAGAAGGACCTTTAGAAGATAGAATTGTTCAAGGTAAAATAAAATTTAATGACGGTAAAGATCTAGGTTTTAAATGTAATGAAGATCCAATGTGTAATCATTGTGATAAGAAATTATGTAGAACTAGGAAATATGGTATCGGAGGTGATGCAGTATTTCCAATACTATCTGATCTACAAAAAGTTGAATTAGATGAACCTTATTATTGGGTCAATGTGGATGGAGATAGAGTCAAGCTAGATAATATTGATTGTTTAATGGAACAAAGATTGTTTAGAAGAACTGTTGTAAAACAAATCAATAAGAAACCACCACGGATCACGGTCAAAGAGTTTGAAAAGTATACTGATATGTTACTTCAAGGTATTGAGATAATCAAAGCACCAGAAGGATCTTCAATAGTGGATCAATTAAAAGAACATCTAGAAGAATTCTGTACCAATAGAACTGCTGCAGAAACTACTAAGAAAGATATTTTAAATGGAAACGTCTACACAGAAGAAGGTAAACATAAATTTATATTTCATAAATTTTATCATGGACATTTACTTAGAAAGAAATGGCCAGAGAAACCACAAGTTACACAACAAATGTTAAAAGAATATTGTGATTGTAGTGATGATCGGATTGTTATTGGTAAGAAGAGACCAACAATTATGGTAGTAGATGCATTTGAGAAACCAGATAAAACTCATACACCTAAGACCTTAAAAGAAAAGGATCCTTATTAATGAAGACAATTGTATTCGGCCCACCAGGTACAGGAAAGACACATACATTGTTGGAGAAGGTAGATGAATATCTAAAGACAACTAACCCAGATCGAATTGGTTACTTTGCTTTTACAAAGAAAGCTGCGAATGAGGCTAAAGAAAGAGCAATGAAAAAGTTCAATTTAGAAGAAGATGATCTTCCATATTTTAGAACACTACATTCACTAGCTTTTAAATCATTGGGTTTAAAAAAGAATCAAGTGATGCAGAAAAGACATTACGAAGATTTGGGGAGAAAAGAACATTTGTTTCTAGACTATAATGATTATGATGAAGAAGAGACTGGATTGTTTTCTACTAAAAGTGATTATCTTAGAATAATTAATTTAGCTAAACTTAGAAACATTACAATTGATGAGCAGTATAATTTAAAAGAACATAATCAAGATGTTGAATACTCAACACTAATTCATTTAAGTAAACAACTAGTACAATATAAAAAAGATTATAATCTTATTGACTATAACGATATGATTTTAAATTTTATCAAAGAAGAAAAGTCACCAAACTTTGATGTAGTATTTATTGATGAAGCACAAGATCTATCTCTAATGCAATGGGATATGGTCAAACATATTACTGACAAAACAGTTGATTCTTTTATTGCAGGAGATGATGACCAGGCTGTATTTAGATGGGCTGGTGCAGATGTTGATTCGTTCATTGCACAAAAAGGAAAAATAATAGAACTAAAAGAATCTAGAAGAGTTCCAAGAAAGATACATGAACTAGCTAACTCAATCATTGGTAGAGTTAATAAAAGAATAGAGAAGAACTGGAACCCTAAACAACACGAAGGGAAACTTAGTTCTTATGACAACTTTGAAGATGTAGATATGTCATCAGGTAAATGGTTGGTATTAACTAGAACACGATCAATGTTGGATGCACTAGAAGAAATATTAAGAGACAAAGGTTTTTACTATGAAAATAGATTCAAGAAACTTTATGAAAAAGAAATTCAAATTGCTGCAACTAATTGGGAATATTTAATTAAAGGACAGATGCTTGATTCAAAACAAATAGAAAATATTTCAAAGTACATCAGTACGGAAAAATGGAACAAGGATAAACTAAAATCGATGGTTAAGAATACGGTCTACAGTTTAGAACAATTACAAAAAGACTATGGACTTCAAACTAATGAGATTTGGTATGAAGCTTTTGATCAAGCGGGACAAAAAAGAATTAATTATATAAGACGTATGAAACGTAATGGGGAGATGTTGAACCAAGAACCACGGATCAAATTGTCTACCATACACAGTGCAAAAGGTGGTGAAGAAGACAACGTAGTTTTGCTAACTGATCTTACATACAATACTAAAAAATCATACGACAAGAATCAAGATGATGAAACAAGATTATTTTACGTAGGTGCAACAAGAACAAAAGAACACTTACATATTATAAGACCAAAAGACGATAGTAAATGTTACCCAATGGAGGAAATTATATGACAAGTAAAGGCGTATTAGATGAGGCGTTCCCACAAGATAAACAAATTGGAGGATCTCATTATAAAAAATTTAAGATTCAACCCTATGAATTTATATCAAAGAATGATCTTTCATTCTTTCAGGGCAACGTAATTAAATACGTTTGCAGGTATAAAAACAAAGCAGGGATACAGGATCTAGAGAAAATAAAACACTACTGTGATTTAGAAATACTAAAATTAAAAGATGACAAATGAGTGCAGGGAAAAATTGGAGTCTACATTATAGGGAGCTATATGAACCAAGAATCAAAAGACTTACAGAAAACTACAATAAAGTTTATGAAGAAAATCAAATCATGAAAAAACGTTTAAAGAAATATGAAGGCAGTATGAGAATGGTCTATTATTATAACAAAAAGGAGCAAGAATGAGTTGGCAAGAATATAGAGCAAGAGCAAAAATAATAGAAGAAAACTTTGCAAAGAATCTAAAAGATCCTATATGGGCAAATGACTATCAAGATATGCAAGAGCATTGGGATGTAAAAGGTACTTTAGATAATGAACTTTTAAAGTTTGATGTCAAAGGTATGAAGAAAGTAAATCGTTGGGATAATAAAAAACAAGATGACATTGCTTGGGTTGAAGGAACTAATGTTAGAGGTAAACCTGGTTGGGTAAAAGGTAAAGCAGACTACATAGTATTTGAAAGAACTGACCATTGGTTGTTAGTTCAAAGACAAGAACTACTAGAACATGTTGAATCTAAATTAAAAGAAAAGAATTTTGAAAAAGGCAAAGGAATTTATCAAATCTATCAACGCGAAGGTAGACTTGATAAAATCACTATGGTTCCCTTTCAGGATATGGAACAATTAACTAATGTAAAAAGGATACATAAAAATGCAGAAGATAATATTTAAACCACAAACCGAATGGCTACCACCAGAAAATTTTCCAGACTTATCTAGTCATGATGAGATTGCAATTGACTTAGAAACTAAAGATCCTGAACTAACGAAGATGGGGTCAGGAGCAATCATTGGTAAAGGAGAAGTTGTTGGTATAGCCGTCGCTGTTGAAGGTTGGTGTGGATATTATCCTATTGCTCATGGCGGTGGTGGAAACATGGATAAAACTATGGTCCTTAAATGGTTTCAAGATGTTTTAAATACTAAGGCTAGTAAAATATTTCACAATGCAATGTATGATGTATGTTGGATTAGAGCTATGGGTCTAAAGATTAATGGCACTATTATAGATACCATGATTGCATCTGCTTTATGTGATGAAAATCAATTTCGTTTTGATCTTAATACTTGTGCTAAAAGATATGTAGGTACAGGAAAAGATGAAGCAGCATTGTATGCAGCAGCGAAAGAATGGGGAATCGACCCTAAAGGTGAGATGTATAAATTACCTGCAATGTATGTA